ATTGAAGATTAGGGTGGAACTCCACCTCCACCCTTTTCTTCTGCTATAGTAAGGAAGATATGATTAAATCAAAAACAGCTTTAATAGATATATCAGCAGACAATAACAACTCTTTAGGAGTACAAACTGAAGGTATGTTGCTTTGTGGTATACAATTTCCTGCAGCCATGACAGGTTCTAATGTTACATTTGACTTTGCAATGGATAACAGCACATGGGTTGATGTAAAAGAAACAGATGGTACTGACGTAACTTATACAGTTTCAGTAGGAGACATGGTAAGAGTTGACCCTTCAGGTTGGGCTTTTGCTAGTAATGGTTACATCAGAGTTACATCTGATGGTAACGAAGCAGCAGATAGAAGTTTAACATTACACTTTAGACATAGTTAGGAGAACCAATGGCGAATATTGGTAATCTCGTAGATAGAACTTACAGAGAGTATCTAGAACCTATGGATGATATTGTAAGCTATACAACTCTTGCAACTGGTGTAAATGATTCAGTAACCTCTGTTGTATTTAATGGAGATTTATTATCTGTAGAAGAAGAAGATGCTTTAGATGCAGGTGCAATAATTGAAATAGGTCAAGAACTTATGATATGTACTGACCTTAATGCTGTAACTAATACAATTACAGTTACTAGAGCAGCTAGAGGTACAACTGCAACAGCACATAGTGTAGGTGCTTTAATAAAAATAGCACCACCTTTTCCAAGAAGAAATGTATTTGATGCTGTATGTGACCAAATTAAAAATTTATATCCAACAATATTTGCAGTAGAAGTTAAATCTATTACATCTAAAACAGGATACATACCACTTAGTGGTTCTACAGATAATCATTTAGTAGCACCTATAAAAGCAATATCGCAGTACACAGATTTCTCTGCAGGTTCGGATGAAACAGGTACAGTATTTTCTGGTGTTGCAGTAGAGCTTGTAGATTTACCTAATCCATTTACTTACACAGATGCAGATGGTGTATCACAAACAATTACTTATAGTAACAATGGACCTAATAACGTTAAAGCAGTACAAACTTATAATGTAAATGCAGGTCATACAGTATTCGTTACTTTTAAAAAGAAGTTTGTAACTCCTTCTGCAGAATCAGACACACTAGCAACAATAGGTTTAGAAGATGAATATGAACCTATAATTATGGCAGGAGTAGCAGCTCAAATGATTGCAGGTAGAGACATACCTACAGCTACTGCTGATTATATAACAGACCAAATGGGTACAAGTAACTTTCCAGTTAACTCTGCTAGTAATATAAGAACATCTTTACTTAGATACCAGTCAGATTTAATTGAGCAAGCACGAAAGGATTTAAGAGCTAGGTATCCAGAACCAGTAACTATTAATAAGATAGCGTATACCTAATGCCTAGAGTTGCAACTACAATCAATATAGCTAATCCTAAAAGATTTGGATATGACTTACGTCTTGATAATATATTACTTCGTTCTGCTGTTGGTCCTGGTAGAGAAATGCAAATACAATCATCAGGTGTACAAGAACAAGGTATAAATGTTAAACAAAACGCAGAAGACTTTACTTCTAATATAGGTCGTATTTATTCAAGAAATGATTTTAGTGGTGGTTCTAATTTAGATACTGCACACAGAGCAAATGGTTCTGCTAATGACGTAAGAAGATATTGGGACAGTCAAGGTGTAGATGTATTTAATACAGATTTAGATAAAGGTTACAATATACAATTACTAAACACTACAGAAAAAGAAATGACTTTAGCTTCTGCTGTAAGTCATATGACAGTCGTTGGAACAACTATTTATGTTTCAGATGATGAAACTTTATATAAATCTACAGACGGAGGAGATAACTGGGAAGAAGTTACAGAAGGTTTAACTTCAGGTTATCAAATAAAAGGACTTGCTGCACATGGAGATTTACTTTATATAACAGCAAACAATGGTTCAGCAGGTGAAATAGAAACATTAACAAGTGGTGGTACATCTACACAAAAGATGTCTGCAGCAGTATATGATAAAATATTCTCAGTTAAAGGTCAATTCTTAGTTACTATAGGCAATGCAATACATTCTTACGATGGAGCTACAACTGTTGGTTCTGCAATAATTACATTACCTTCAGGTCAAACTTTTACAGATGTAACTGATGCTGGAGCTGTAGTATTAGCAACTGCTACTGATGGAAGAATATATTCTATTAAAGATAACGCAGGAACATTTACTGCTAAAGGTCAAACAGAAATAACAGGGGAACAACCTACTTGTATAGTAGAGTCACAGGGTTTAATTTTTTATGGCACTAAAGAAGTGCAAACTGGAAGTAAAGTTATTGGAAGATTATACCGTGCAACTCTTACAGTTGCAGATGATTTGTATGTACTTGCACAAAACCAATTAATAAAACAATGGGATGAAGATAGTATAGATAATTCACCTAGTGTATTATTTACTACAAGAGATAGTGTTTACGCAGGAATAAAAGAATCAGGAAGTACAAGTTTTTTATGGAGATACTATTTACCTACAGCAGGAATTGCAAGATATTATAAAGCTGCTGCTGGTGGAGCTATTAATAATATAATAAATATAAATGAAAAGTTTTTGTTTACTGTAAGTTCCGATGGAGTTTATCAACAAACATCTACATTTGAAACTGAAGGTTTTTTAGTTTTATCTGCAGCGGACTTTTTTACAGCAGAAAGTAAACAGTTTGTAGGTGCAGAATTATCTACAAAAATTTTGCCTTCTAATACATCTGTAGAATTATTTTATTCAACAAAGTTTGAAGCACTAGATGATTCTTCTCATAGTAGTTTTATAAAAGCATTAGAACAAACTACAGGTACAGGAGATTCAGAAAAACAAATTTCTGAAGTATCAAGATATGTTGTACCTAAAGTAATATTAAAGTCTGTTTCAGGTGCAGATACACCTAAGTTAAAATCAGTGCAGTTTCGTGCTTTAGCTAGACCAGAAACTGTAGTAGCTCAAATACCTATAAATATATCTGATAGAGTAGAGAGACCAGGAAGAAAACCTATAAAAGTAAAAGGCTTAGGAGATGTACTTTATAATGCACTTCGTGCTAAAGAAGGTGATGCTGTTACTTTAGAATTATTTGACCCTGCAGAAATTATTAGAGGTGTTGTAGAAAGAATTAGTTATCCAATAAATTCTAATGTTGAAAGAGGAAGTGTTACACAGTATGCTATAATAACGGTGCGTGGAACTAGACAGCCTACTATCACTGATGTGACAAGTACAAATGTTTTTGGTATAAACGCATTAGGACTTATGAGATTTGGAAGTTAAATGACAGCACAAGAAGTAAAATTTGCAAACTTTTTTGAAACAACTTTAAATGGTATTTTAGCATCAGGTGCTACTTCTATGACACTTACAGCAGCACCTACATCAGATGGTACATCAGGTATAGCTGCATCTTATTATTTAGTTATAGACCCTGATAATGCTTCTAATAGAGAAGTTGTATTAGTTACTGGTGCATCAGGAACAACAGTATCTGCTATGACTAGAGATGTTGAAGGTAGACATTCTACTGACCCTACACATGTAGATGGAACTACAGTTCGTATGGCAGTAGTTAAAGAAATGTTTGAAGATATACATGATAGAATAGATGCAGGTGTTACTGCTTCATCCTCTACAACACTTACAAACAAAAGTATTGATGCAGATAACAACACAATTACAAATATAAATGACAATGAAATTAAAGCATCTGCTGCTATAAACGCTACAAAAATAGCAAATGGAACTGTAAGTAGTACAGAGTTTCAATATTTAAATGGAGTAACCTCTGCAATACAAACTCAGATAGATACAAAAGCAAGCGTGGGATTAGTTTTAGCACTAGGAGGATAATATGAGTATGCTCATGATGCTAAAAGAAGGTGGACAATTAGTCCTAGAGGCTAAAGGAAATACAAAGTTAGATGAGGATTTAGATTTAACTTTAAATGAATCAGGAGGTGCAGGAATAAGCCTTGCACTAAGATTAACTTATAAAGGTCTTTCAGTATCAAGCGTGACTTCAACACAAGTTCGTGCTATAGTATTGGGAGATAGTTAATTAATTAATTATATTGGAGATAAAAAATGGCAGAAGCATTTAAAGCAGTCAACGTGGCACTAGGAAACTCAGCAGACGCTGTAGTTTATACATGTCCTGGCTCTACAACTGCAATTGTTATACATTGTCAAGTCGCTAATGTTGATGGCACAAACGCAGCAGATTTAAATATAGACCATAATGATGGTTCTACAACTGCAGCTTTGGTTTCAACTCTTTCTGTTCCTGCAGACAGTGCAGTTAATCCTATCGGAGGAAAACTTGTACTAGAAGCAGCAGATACATTAAGAGCTTGGGCAGGTGCTGCCTCTGACTTAGAGTTGACTTTAAGTGTATTAGAAATTACATAGGAGATTTTTTAAGATGAGCTTTGGTTTTATAGGCAATTCGCCTGAACAGAAGTACAACAGTAACAAGGGTGTGTTCTCTATGGAAGAGATACAAGAACTTGTTGATAATCACGACTGGGCAGGTAGAGCAGGTTTAAGTATTGACTTACATGTTATCGGTGCAGGTGCTGCAGGTGCTGCAGACGCACAAGGTGGTGGTGCAGGAGGTGGATTTGCAGGAGGAACTTTAACTTTTTACAAACAAATGGATATTATTGTCGGTTCAAAAGGTAATGCTAGCAACCAACCAGGTGGTGCTAGTTATGTATTTTTTAATGATGGTGATGAACATCTAAGAGGACCAGGTGGTGGAGATAGAACAGGTTCTAACCACTTTGTTAACTCTAATAGTTCTACAGGTGTTGGTGGAAATGTTCAACTAAATGGTGGTCATGGAAGTAATAGTGGTGGTGGTTCAGGTAATACATCAGGAAACTTTGGCGCACCAGGTGGTGGTGGTGGCAATACACATGGTGGTGGAACTGGTAATGGACTAGCAGGAAATGGTGGTGCAGGTTCTAATCACAACGCTAACTCTAACAACTCAGGTGTTAATGCAGGTTTTGCAGGTCAAGCACCAGGAGGAGGTGGAGGTGGTGGCTCAGGATATTATGGTGCAGGTGGTGCAGGTGCTGATGGTGGTGTAATAGCTATATATACAAGTGAATATCAACAACTTACAGGAGGAGATACAGTAAACTCTTCAGGTTCAGGTTCTAATACAATTTGGACACATACCTTTAATACTTCAGGTCAGTTGGACTGGGCATAATATGGGAGTTTACGCAAGACTAAATGCAAGTAACATTGTTGAGGAATGTATCGTAGCAAGTGCTGAATTTATGAGTAAACCATCTCGTGGAATATCTAATCCTTCAGAATGGGTAGAAGTTACAGATGTAGCTGCAGGTGCTAGTGGTACAGTAAGCATTGGTTCAGAATATAAACCTGATGCAGATAAGTGGGTTGCACATAAACCTTGGGAAAGTTGGGTCTTAGATGACACTGGTTATGATTGGAAAGCACCAGTAGATAAACCTGCTGATTTTCAAGATAAATTATACAAATGGAACGAAGAAAAACAAGTTTGGGAAGAACAAACATAATATAACAAAGGTGGAACTTGAAAATAGAAATAATACCTGCAGATAAAAAATTTGAACCTCTTTTAGATTTATACAAACCTTTACCTGCTAACAAGTTTTTACCTGACTGGTATAAAAAAATGGGTAGAGGTGATTTACTAGAAAGTGAATTAGCTGAAACTCCTGAAGAAACTGTTACTGCTAAAAAATGTCCTGCAATACAGGATTATCTTACTGAAGGAATAGTTCTGCCTATGTGGGGAAACTTCTTTTTTAAAACTCTTTATGATGAAGAAGGAAATGCAGTAAATCAAAAATGGAATATATCTACAGCTAGAGCTTATGGAGAAAATGCTGATGCTATGATAGGTTTTCATACATATCCTCAAACAAAAGGTTGGGATGTTGGTAGAACTCTTGATGGTGCATTATTAAAGATGTCTTGTCCTTGGAAGTTTATAGTACCTAAAGGATATAGTTTATTATATATGGACCCTTTTTATCATTTTAGAAATGACATAAGACTACTGTCAGGTTTAGTAGAAGCAGACAAATGGGGTTTAATTACTTTTCCATTTGAATTTATAAACAATGATAAGTTTATGATAGAAGCAGGTTCTCCAATGGTACAAGTTGTACCTATAAAAAGAGAAACATTAGAGATTGTTAATAGATATGGAACAGATGAAGAATATAAACATAATGATAGTATGTTGAAAAAATATCACATTTCACAAAAAACATACAAGTATCATGACTATGAATAAAATAAAATTTGCACCTATAAATAAACACCACATGTTTACAGATGCAACAAAACCTAGAAAAGCAAAAGATTTTATACCTACATGGTTTCGCAAAATGCCACATTATATAGAAGATGAAAATAATCCAACATTATCTAAAAGTATATTTAGCACAGTAAGAAGGTGTCCTAGTTTTCATGATGTATTTAACACAGGATTTGTTTTAGTTTCACCTTGTGACATTTTTTTAAAAATTCAAAAAGATGGTAAATTTAATTGGGAAACACCTGATGCAATTTATCAAATAGATACACATGCTAACCATCAATTTAGCAGTCATTATCCTAATAAAAATATAAAAGGCGTATTTAAACTTGTCTATCCTTACATGGCTATAACACCTAAAGGTTATGGTTGCATACAGTTGCCTATGTTATATCACAACAACCCTGATTTTTATGTTCCATATGGATATTTAGAAACAGATATATACCATGAGTTAAATCCACAAATAATTGTTACAGCAGATAATATTGAAGAAGGTATAGTAATAAAACAAGGAACACCACTTAACTATTTAATACCTTATAAAAAAGATAAATGGGATATTGAGTACCTAGATTACTCAGAAAAGTTAGAAAAAAAATTTACAGATATTAAATTTAACTTACTTGGTAAATTTAGTGGTGGTTTTTTTAAGAACATCAAAAAATAATATGATATAATGTCCTCTATGGATTATCTAGTTGGCTTCATTTTCGGTTTTATATGTAAAGAAATATACAATTTGTTAAAATATTTAGCATCATCTGAAACAGTTATTATTGACCACGACTGGGATGAAGAATGGGACTGGATAAGCAGACCTGAGGACTTACCATAAATGACAAACAACAATGGCTATACTCAAAAGGAATTACTCAATATGGTTATTGAACGACTTGATAGATTAGAAGAAAAACTAGATGCAAAACTAGATAAAGCAGAGTTTTATAAAGTTCTCACATTACTTGTAGCATTAGGTGGAGTTGTTGCAGCGATTGTAATGTAATGTCAGATAAATGGCGTTGGACTGCGTTAATAGTTTATCTGACTATATGTGTTTATGACTTTATGGTTGTACCTATTTATTATGGTATTGCAAGAATGGGATTAGACCTTGCTGATTACATGTCACACTTACAAGAAATAGAAGACCCATTAGTACAAATGGAATATTTAAAAAAACTTGTATCACAACACGAACCATTTACATTACAAGGTGGTGGTTTATTTCATTTATCATTTGGTGCAATACTTACAGGTAGTGCATTAGGCAGTGGAAAATAAAAATAAATGTTTAATAAATTGGCACGAATATGTGTTGCACTCACTTTATTAATACCTATGCCTGTATTGGCAGACCATGTTCCAACACAAGAACCTTATGGTTATGAACAATCAATAAATACAGAAACAGGTGACTTAACTATTAGGTTGTTAGGTTCAGATGGTTTTGAAGATAGTCCACCTGAGAAATACACAATCTTTTTTGGTATGGCTACAGGTATAGATGAGAATAGTTTTTGTATATCTACAAGTTTTGGTCATGTACAAAACCAATGGAGTGACCATGTGTTTAGTATTAGTAATTTAAGAACATACTTTGAGTTACCAGTTGGTACATTTTATTACAGAGTTAGGTCAGACAATGACACAGATAGTAGCTATAGTACAATATCTACGGAAAGAAGTATAGCTTTACCAGACCAAACACCTTTTAATGAAACACAAACAGATTGGTCTTTACCTACTGAAACATGTAATGACACATCAACTCCACCACCTACACCTAACAATGCTATAAATGTATCTGTAAATTATCAAGGAGAAGATGTTTTTTTTGAGTGGGAATATGCAGATGGTGATGTAGATGCACATTCATTTCATATAAATTACAGCTATGATAATACAAATTTTACAAGAGTAATTATTGATGATACAAGTTTAAGAGAATATACATTAGATAGTGAGTACATAGAAACAGGAACATTCTATTGGAGTTTTTCTGTATGTGGTGATTTAGATAATGGAGAATCATGTACAGAATCAGATGCTAATAACTTTGAAACTACTGAATATACTCCACCTACAACTACTCCACCTACAACACAAGCACCTGCACCACCTCCAGAACCACCAGAACCTTATGTAGACCCATATGTTAAAGAAGATAAAGAAGTTATTATGGATGATGGTAGTGTTGGTACATATAGTCAATCAGATATTGATGATGGTACAGTAGAAAGAGATAACGAAAGACAAACTAATGAAGAGCTTTATGGTTGTTATATTACTAATGTTGCTTTGGAACGTGGTGATTGCGACATACCTGAAGAAATTATAGAAGAAGTAATTATAATTATTGTTGATGAAGAATATGAAGAAGAATACGATACCGAAGGAGAGTTTTATGATGATGATGATATGGTATTGGAGATGGATGATGATTATGAAGATGAAGAATTTATTGAACTTACTGAAGAAGAGATACTTGAAATTGAAAAACAAATGGAACTTGAAGTTGAGTTACTTGAACGTGAAGAAGAATTTGAAATATATGAGTTTGAAACTAAAGAAGAAGCAGAAGAATTTCTTGAAGCAATACTTGAAGTTGAAGAGTACTTAGAAGAAGTAGAAGAAATAGAAATTATAGAAGTTGAGTTTATAGATATACCTGAAGATATAGTTATAATTATAGAAGAAGAAGTAGAGGAAATAGAAGATGAGCTGGTCGAAGAGATATACAGAGATGACACCGATACAGAAGATGAAATTCAAACAGAGGAGATTTTGGATGAGTCAATACAGGAAGATGTTGAGGAAGAAGTTGTAGAAGTCTTTAACTTCTTTAAAGATGAAGAAGTTATTGAACTAACTGAAGAAGAACTAGAAGAAGAAGTTGCAGAAATAGAAGAAGTCATTGAAGAGATTATTGTTGTAGATATTCCTGAAGTAACTGAAGAAGAACTAGAAGAATACACAGAGGAGGAGTTAGTTGAGTATGAAGAAGCTAAAGAAGAAGCTATACAAGAGTATGTACAAGAACTTGAAACAGAAGAAGTAATAGAAGTTATTGAGGAAGTCAATGATATAGGTGTACAAAACCTAGAGCAAGTTTCTGTAGAAGTACAAGAAATAGTTCAAGCTGTAGTTGAAGAAGCTATTGAAGAGATAGAAGAACTTACAGAAGAACAAGTAGAGGTAGTTGCTGAGGTATTACAAGTAGAAACAGAAGACGTTGAGATTATTGCTGAAGCTGTTAAAGAAGATGAAGTTGTAGCTGAAGCAGTAGAAGAATATGTAGAACGTGCTGTAGAAAATGCTGAAGTAGAAAACTATACACTTGCTGATGTTGTTACAGAAGTACAGTATGAGGCATTCTTAGAAAATCCTATAGAAACTTTTGTTGATTTAGATTTTACAGAAATAGAGATAGGAAACATAGGAGATGACATGACACAAGACCAGCGTGAAAAAGCTCAAGAGGTTGTAGTCCCAGTTATTCTGACTAGAATAGCTAGTATGGCGGCTTTTATGTTTAGGAGAAGTTTATGATTAAAAAGCTATGGTCATGGATAGTGGCTGCAATTAAAGAAACATTAAACCTAAGTTGGACTTTGGTTGGTTTAGTTATTGCTACACTGACACTAACAGGGTCTGCACAGCAGGTCACAGGATTAGCTACAGTAATTACACTAGCCATATGGCTATTAACTATCGGTTTTAGGAAAGGAGAATAACAATGGAGAATTGTTGTGGTGGTGGATGTTGTGGCGGAAAGTAAGTGTTATACTTATATCAATGAAAAAGGAACGCATATATCAGTATGCGATTGTAAATATGGAGGTATAGGTGAAACTAACAGTTGTTAGAAATCAATTTGGAACTGATGCGACCAATGGAATTTTATTAATTGACGGTATCTTTGAGTGTTATACATTAGAAGACCAGTATCAAGCAGTAAAAGTAATGCATGAAACATGCATACCAGAAGGAACTTACGATATAGAATTTAGAAAGACAGGTGGATTCCATGCTAAGTATACAGAAAGATATAAGAATGCACACTATGGAATGTTACACATACAAGATGTACCTAACTTTACTTATATTTTAATTCATACAGGGAACACTGATGAACATACATCAGGTTGTTTAATTGTAGGAGAAACACAACAGGATTTAGAAATATCTAAAGATGGATTTATAGGTTCTAGTGCTGTAGCTTACAAAAAAATGTATGCAAAAGTTGCTAATCAATTACTACAAGGTAAGAAAGTTACGATAGAATATACAACTATTAATAACTTATTAGAAAACAAACCTACTGTTGATAATAAAGCTAAAGACCATACTGTCTTAGCTAGCACAGTGTATGAAAAACTACAAGAAATCAATGGAAATGTTATTACAACTAACGCTATGTTGAAAGGTAGATTGATACAATGAGCTTGTTTGAGAAATCAAATAGAAGAAGAAACCGAGACGGCACATTCAAGAAGGATGTGGGGTGGACTCCTTGGTCTGAATCATGGGAGTATAAGATGAGTGAAGACTTAAAAGATATGTTAGAGCGTACTGCTTGGACATTCATTGAAGCCTTTATTGGTGCTTTAACTGTAGCTCCACTAGTTGGTGTAGACGCTGAAGTACTTCAGTTAGCTGCATTAGCAGGTGGTGGTGCTGCACTCGCTGTTGTGAAGACATACGCTAAAAAACAAATTGGTAGCGGTGGCTCACAAACAGTTAGTAAGTAATTGATATAGCAAAGCCGAGGGTGTTATCCTTTCTACCTCGGCTCTTGCTTGCTTTAAATTAGAAGGGTGCTTCTCCTGGTTTAATATCATCTAATGATTTAGCCTTAGGTAATGTCATACCATTCTGTACTGCAGCATAATCTTTCCAACTGCTAGGTACTGATTTATTATCCATCCACCAAGACTTAGCAAAGACTTTACCATCTACAGTATCTCCTGCTGTACATTGTGACATAGCCTGACATCTAAAATCAGGACTATTAGCTTTATTCTTTTCCTCAGCCTTATAGTATTTAACTCTTGCATCTGAGCCACAAGGACAAATAAGTCCTGCATCATCAATAGCTAATTTACCATCAGGATGTGTGTCACCTTTTCTATCACCAAAACCAGCATCTTTAATTTGCTTTGTAGGAGAAGCAGTAGAAGAAGTCCCTGACTCCTTAACATCCTCTACTACTTTTTTCTCCTTTTGTTTTGGCGGTGTGGAAACAACCTTTGACATTTCTTCTCTACTAGGTCTCTTCTTATTAGACCCTTGATACTTCCAGTTAGCTAAAGCTCTACCTATAGCAGATGTCTCACAGTTTTCCATCCATGCATCTGCATTAGCAAAGCCACCTTGACCTTTAGTTTCTTGTGCAATACCTGTTGATACAGGTAATACTTTCTTTTCATCTGTATATATCTCAGCTTTAATTGATACACATGAGCCATCATCTGTGATATGTACAACGTTAGTTTCAATACGCCCATTAGGACAATCGTCCCAAAACTTTTTAAGCCTATCCTCCACCATTTCATATTCATTTAAATTAAATTTAGCCACATCGCCTCCTTTGACTAATCTATTCTTCTTCTAATTGAATGTTATCTAAACGAGTAACGCCTACTTTTAAAAGCACTTGCTCGTATTCACCGTCAGTTTCAATCAAGAGTTTTGGTATAGTACCAACTCCTGCAAACTCAACAGCTTTAACATTTAATGTTTTTGCCATATACTATTCCTCTAAGTTAACCAAGTATTCTGCAGTCACACCTTTATCAGGTTTCACAAACAAACAAAACTGCGATGGTCTACCCATACTTGCTAATTGTTCTTGTGCATAACTGTTGTAACTTTCAGTCGAACCATTTACCCATACACGTACATCATTAATATATAGTGATGTTGGTGTGTGATAATGTCCTGCAACTGCGTGTGTAAAGTCTTCCATCAAACCATTTGCTGCAAGAGCTTTCCAACCTAGTATTTTTTTATTGTATCCGTAAAACGGAACGCCCATTGAACCACGAATATTATCTCCATGGAAACAAAAGAATTTAGCTTTATCGCCAAGATTAGCTACGGTGTACCAATGATTGTCAGCACCTTCAGGGATGATAAAGTTTATTCTCTTTTCATCCTTGAACATAGTCTGTAGTATCTTTCCTAACATTCTATCAGCATTCGTTTCGGGATTGTAATCTCTGCGTGACCTACCCCCTAGAGCACCGTGATTACCTATCACCCAGTATACATCTACTTCTTGAAAGTTTTCTAACAAGATACTTAAAAAACTATGCATCATTCTTGGACCATCTACTGTCACTTGTCTATATAAAGAACTGTCTATTAAATGTGCCTGCCCTGGAAATATAAGCTCTCCCTCAACAATATCTCCCAAACAAAGTACTGCACATTTTTCTACTTTATGTGTTGCTCTTTGTATTTCTGCAAGTTTCACAATCTTATGTGCATATCTAATAACTCTTTCCTCAGCTACTTTGGAATCGTAGTCTGGGGTTCTCTTTGCGAGTTGTATATCTGATAGCAGAGGCACACAAATTTCCTCTTGTTTTGTAGCTTTTTTTGATTTAGCAGGTTTGTTAATTTTAGGAAGTGTAAGTGTAGACATGCCGTCTCTTGCACCTTGATAAACTGCCTCAATCATATCGGCTTTCTTATCTTTAAGTTTATCTATTTGTTTAAGCAATCGCTCATTGGTACTCTTTAAGTCTTTTATTCTATCACTCTCAGCTTCAGCTAAGAGGTCTGCTAGTTCTTTGTGATTAGTTTTTTTCGGCATATTGTTTCTCCAAATCTGCTAACCATAAACGAACACGGCTACGAGAAACTGTAAAATCATATTCCCGTTCCAATATTTCGCTAACTACTCTAGCGTTAGCTTTAGTGCCTTCTGTTGCAACCCTTTTAGATAATGTTTCGATAAAAGGAATAGCCTTTGCAGGTATTCTCTCATACCAATGGACATTACCACCCATTGTTTTTTGTGTTGCCTCATCTATTAAAGATGACACCCCTGTTTTGTTTTCTGTATTACTCATGAGTTAATTGTAATGTGATTGTGATTTAGTTGCAACCTTTAGAATATAAATATAATTATGCATATGCATATGCATAGAGAAAAATAAAAAAATGTGGGTGCTTTCACACCCACACTTTACACGGCAATAGGAACGAGAGTATTCCTATTTCTTTACTGATAGCTGTTTAGCTACCTCTTTTACCATATCTACATTTTCAATAGGTATGATATTATTCTTTAACATAAATCGTTCTATCTCTT